GTCGTATCATTGATGTATATAACGATACAGATGACTACGAGTTGATGTATCAAACAACTAAATGGTTTGATAGACAATTCCTTACAGGTAACTTAGCTCCTAAACAACCTCAGTATTACAACCTTAATGGCGTGTCTGCTGACGGTGACCATTTCATTGATTTGTTCCCTGTACCAGATGCTGCTTATCATATTCGTGTTAATGTAGTCTCGCCACAACCCGATTTAGAAGACGATGGTGATGTAATTCGTATTCCTTATCAAATTGTGGTAGAGGGGGCTTTAGCTAGAGCAATTAGTGAACGTGGTGAAGATGGTGGTTATCAAGAGCAAGAAGAACGCTACCGCCGTATTGCTAGTGATTACATTGCTTTAGATGCAGGTAATCGCCCTGATGAAACTTTATGGTATAGCGTCTAATGGGCGCACAGATTAAAACTTCTGGAGTCGCTGCTCCGGGCTTTCTAGGCTTAAACAGTCAAGACAGTGAAGTTACTCTTGAAAATGGTTACGCTACAGAAGCAAACAACTGCATCATTGACCGTTATGGTAGACTAGGTAGTCGTAGAGGCTACCAAGTACTTACTACAGATAATGGCTCTTTAGATGACACACAGCCTATTAAGGCTATCTTTGAGTTTAAAGATGTTAATGGTGTTATTACTTATTTATCTGCTGCTGGTGGCAAACTTACTGGATTAGATACTCTAGTAGAAAAGGCATTACGCAATACTGCTAACGACAATGATATTGCATTAGTTAGTGCTACAGATAATTGGCAAATAGCTGGCCTTACTTATGGCACTGGAGCTGGAGCAGAGGCCCAAGCATTTTTAGCACAAAGAGGTAGCCCTTTAATTGTTTGGAATGACCCTAGTGGTGGGTATGTTTTCCAACGAGTAGGTGATGTTGGTGCAGTTCCTTCTGGGTTATCTACAAGTACATTTGACCCTAACTGTGTATTGTCTGCTTATGGTAGATTGTGGACTGCTGGTTTAACTAATGATAGACACACTATCTACTACTCAGTGTTGTTAGAAGGCTGGGACTTTGCTTCTACAGGTAGTGGTTTAATTGACATTAGTAGTGTTGTTGGTAACAATGACGAGATTGTGGCTTTAGCTAGTCATAATGGGTTTTTAATTGTATTCTGCCAAAATAACATAGTTATTTATGCGGAAGCAGATGACCCTACTCAAATTACCTTAGCAGATGTTATTACTGGTGTAGGATGTATTGCTAGAGATTCAGTAGCTAAAACTGGCACTGACTTAATATTCTTATCTAAGAGTGGTGTTCGTAGCCTTGCTCGCACTATTCAAGAGAAGTCAATGCCGATGCGTGAGTTGTCAATTAATGTTCGTGATGAACTTATTGATGACTTAGGGAATGAAACATTAGATAACATTAAGAGTGTTTACTATGAAAGAGATGCTTTTTACCTTCTTCATCTCCCTGCTACAAATGTTATTTATTACTTTGACTTGCGTCGTGTTTTAGAAAATGGAGCAAGTAGAACAACTAAGTGGACAGAACTTCCTTATTTTGCCTATTGTACTACAGAAGATAGAAAGTTATTATTAGGGGTAGCTGGCGGCATTGCTCAATATAGTGGTTACCAAGATAATGGTGTTTCTTACCGTATGTCTTACTACACCCCTAACTCAGATATTGGTGCGCCAGCTTCTTTGAAGTTCCTTAAAAGAGCTAAACTCATTGCTATAGGTAACGACACGCAAGACTTTGTTATTAAGTATGCCTATGACTACTCAGGTACTTATTACTCAAGAGTTTATTTTAACACTTCTAACCAAGTGCCTTCTGAGTATAACATAGCTGAGTATGGAATTGGTGAGTATACGGGTGGATTAAACATCATCACTGCTAAAGTAAATCTTGGTGGTAGTGGAGAAGTAATTAAGTTTGGTGTTGAAACTGTAGTAGATGGTGCTCCTGTGTCTATACAAAAAGCAGATATATATGTAACTACTGGAAAGATTATTTAACATGACTAACTACGTCAAATTTACGGATTTTCAAGCTAAAGATAGCTTAACTACAGGCGACCCACTTAAAATCATTAAAGGGCAAGAAATTAATGATGAGTTTAATGCTATTCAAACTGCTGTAGCTACTAAGGCAGACTTAGCATCTCCTGCTTTGTTAGGTAATCCAACTGCCCCTACTCAGGCTTTAGGTAATAATTCTACTAGATTAGCCTCTACTGCATTTGTTAATAATGCTATAGGGGCTAATCAAGCTAGTGTAGCAATTACTGGTGGTACTATTGATGGCGTTGCTATTACTGGAGGAACAGTAATTGGGTTAGCTACTGATTTATCCGTTGCTGATGGCGGTACTGGAGCTTCTACTTTTACAACAAACCATGTGGTTTTAGGAAATGGTACAAACTCTTTAGCTGGTAATATGGTTGCTCCCGGCACAACAGGAAATGTATTAACAAGTGATGGCACTACTTGGGCTAGTTCAGCCCCTGCTCCTGCTATTGGTGTTGGGCAAACTTGGCAAGATGTAGCTTCTAGTAGAAGTAGTGATACCACCTACACTAACTCCACTGGGAAGCCTATAATGGTTGCTATGGGGATTGAATCCACTAACGGTTTTAATAGAATTAGAGCATTTGTTGGTAGTGTTTTAGTTGGTTCGCATGATGAGGTTACCCCTTCTTCAACTTCTGGTGGAGGTAGTGTTAGTTTTATAGTGCCAGCAGGAGATACTTATAAAATTACTTGGAATGGAACTAGACGCTTTTGGGCGGAACTTCGTTAATGAAAACAATCTCTATTGTTCCTGTAGAATACATCCACCAAGCGTGGGCTAAAGTGGGTAAGTTTATAAAAGCAGCAATGGAGCATGCTAAAGGTGAGTGTACAGCAGACCAATTAAAAGTAATGCTTACAAATAATCAACATCAACTCATGTTGTTTATGGAAGATAAAGAGCCAGTGGGTGCTGTAGAATTTCACTTTACTAATTTCCCTAATGATAGGGTGTTTTACATTAATGCTATTGGTGGTAAGACTTGCCAAGAGCACACGGATATGATGTTTGATTTTGCTAGATTGCATGGTGCTACAACCGTAAGAGGCAGTGCCAGAGAAAGCGTTGCTAGACTATGGCGACAAAAATATGGCTTTGAAAGTATATACATTACGGTGGAAAAAAGACTATGAGATATAATTCGATATTGCACGGACATTCTGCTAGGTGGGATGAAGAACGGAAGCCACATGGTGGAGGTGGTAAGGGAGATAGCCCTGACCAGATTCCAGTAATTCCATCTAGAGCTACTACTGGTTTTGGTACAGCTATTGCTGACCCAATGAAAGGTAAGTATAGTTATAACTTAGACCCTCGTCTTGCGGCTATGCGTGACCAGTTCTACGGTGGGGCACAAGGGTTCTTACCTTCTCAAGACTATTTAAACTTTGCTCAAGGTGTTTCTAATTTTGGACAAGGGGTGTATGGAACTGGTAGTGATTGGCTTACAAAAGCTACTGCTATGTCTCCTCAAGAAATTGGGGCTGACTACTATCGCCGTATTCAAGAATTACAAGCCCCTACTAGAGCACAAGAAGAGTCTCGCTTAGCTGACACTTTATTTAAAACAGGGAGAAGTGGTGCTGCTATTGGTTATGAAGGACAAGGTTACCTTAACCCAGAGCAATTTGGATTAATGACTGCTAGAGCTAATGCGGATAAGGCACTTGGTTTAGAATCTGAAACGTACGGTAGACAGATGCAAGCAAGAGACATTGCTTCTGCTTTAGGTTTACAACAAGCAGGTTTAGGTAATGTTCAGTCTGGTTATGGTTTAGGTATGCTTCCATATCAATCTGCTGCTGGTATATTTGGCTTAGGAACTGACATTGAGAAGTTGGGTATGATTCCTATGCAAACTGCTATGGGTGGATTAAATGCTCAACTTGCATTACAACAACAACAACAAGCTGTAGAAAATGCTTCTGCCAGTGGTGGTAAAGGGGGTGGCTTATTAGGTGGCATTGCTAATGCTGGTTTAAATTATGCAATGAGTGGTGGTAATCCATTAGCTGCTGCTTCTGGAGCATTTAGTGGATTATCTGGTAAAGGTGGAGGCGGTGGTTTAATTTCTCCATCTACAATTATGCCGGGATATGGTGGTTATGGTAGCCAAGTGTTAAATTATGGTAGTCAACCTTCTTCCTTATTAGGTGGCAATGCTGCCTTACCTAATTATATGATGAGTCCTTGGGGTTAATTATGGCTGAAAATATCGTTGCAGGGTTATTTGGATTAACCCCTCAAGTAATACAACAACAGCAGTTACAGCGTGGAGCAGACCTTGGTGGTTTGTTTGCTGCTGCTACTATGAATCCTTATGCTACTCCTAGTGTACAAAATGCTTACTTAAAACAACAAGGGGCACAGTTTGCTCTTGGTGATTTGGGGGCTAGAAAGTTAGGTGGATTGTTTGG